CCATCACCGTTATCAGTTACTACGCCTCCACTTGTCCATCCTACTGAAATAGTAGTATTTAAGAAATCAAGCAGTGTAGGATAAGTCGGTGTCCCTAATACTAAATCAGATAATGTTACATCAACAAACTCAGGAGATGCAGTTGTGTTTACATCTTGGTGCACATTAAGAAGCTGATCATGGCTAATAGCCGAATCAATATAATCAAGACTACTCCAAGACGTACTGCCGTCCCCTATTTTTATCTTACCTGTATCAGTCTCATATCCTATTTCGCCTGATTTAAGCGTAGGATTATTAGATGTCCAGTTGGCCGCAGTATCTCTACGAATTTGTAATTCTTTGAATGCCATTTTTAAGCAGAAGCTCCACAATCAAAAGAATCAAGTAAATCGTCCACCAATACTTTTTTGTGAGTAGTACCGCCAGTATCATAAATAACAACGTAATCCGCTGTTCCGTCTACAGAAGTTTCTGCATTTAGTTCTGTTATATCTAAATCTATCGTTCTATCAGAACTAATATCTCCACCACCACTAAGGCCAGTACCTGCGGTTATAGTTACTCCAGTATGGTCTACATGTTCATTTGCATCATAATTAGATAAAGAATTATGATCGACACCTCCGGGTAAAACGTCGGCAGTAATAGTATTAGCATTATCGTCGTAAGTAAAATCGATAGAACTTGTATCTGTTAAAATACCGCCAACTGCATCCTGTGCCGCTTCTTCAAAATCACTCCCGGGCAGGACAGCAGCATACGACAGTGAGGTCCATGCAGTACTTCCATCGCCAATTTTGAATTTCAAGGTGTCTGTTTCCACCCCAATTTCCCCGGCAGCTAATGTTGGGTCATTAGCAGTCCAATTTGCAGCAGTATCACGCCTTAACTGCAAAGTTTTGAAAGCCATTTATTTCCTCCTATTCAAAAGAATAATCCTGTTCAAACACTATTCCCAAAATCCAACGTATCTGTTGAAATCAATTCCTTACTTGCATTAGTTATAACAAACTCATTTGTATTCAAACTAGATAAAATTACTTTATTAAAAGTAGGGCTCGCTCCTACATGAATATCTTGAGGAGTAGATAATGTAATAGTACCGTCGCCGTCATCGGTTATATTTATTTGATTGGTTGTACCGGCTATCCAATTATTTAAATCGGACGAGATTAAAATACTATTTGCATCTGTAGCAACTAATCTGGAAGGAGTAAGTCCAGTCAAAGTCAATCCAGCAAACGTAGGCTCATCACTCGCTCCTAGGCCTAAATCTGAAGCAGTAACATTATGTGGATTGCCTAAAACTAAAGTACTATGACTATATGCTGTATCATAATTACTTTTCAATGTTGAAGTCAGATGAACATTTGTAGTTCCAGCAGCTAAATCATCTAACGTTTTATTAGAAAAATCAACATCAAAATCACTGGATTCATATAAATCTTCTTCCGACATTTTAGCCGTATAATGTAATGCGGCTTTATTTCCTGCACTATGACTTACTGCTAAAGTATCTTCTTGTCCTCTCGTTATATTATATACATTAGGTGTGCCTGAATAAGAAGCTACTGTTATCTCAAGATTTGGATCCTCTGCTGGATCTGGATAAGTTACATTATCCCAAATAACAAGTGGAAAACTCCCGGCAGCGGTAGGTAAAGTATGTCCAGCATTTAATGTAACTTGAGTATCTACATCACTTATATCAGATGCTAGAGTTCCAAAAGCAAAATTTTTCCGTAAATACTTCATAAATTACTTCCTGTTATGAAGGATTAATATCCACACTTGTTCCACTTATAGTTATACCTTCGCCATTAATTACTATATTTCCACTTTCATCTATTTTCAAATATGAACCCGAAGGATGATTTACATAAATTTCTTTTGCAGAATCATCTATAATTATTACAATCCCATTCTTAGTTTTTTGAACTTTTCTATAAGGATAATTAGTAGTTCTTTCGACTGGAAGTCCGTGTACTCCGTCTAGCGCTTCTGCAAAATAAACAGGTTGATACAGATCATTTGCTTCAAAAAAACAAAAAACATAACTTCCTACTTCGGGAACATTGAAGTTTCCGTACCCTAATCCTGCGCCTGAAAAGATTGGTTCTGCAGGAGTTGCCCAAGGAAGATGTTGGGAAGGAATCCTGTCGAACACTCCGTGTATGTTTACTTTTATCCTTCCTAATTTCTTAGGGTCTAAATTATCCAGAACAAACCCACGGTAAAAACCTGAATATTTATCTAATTTAATTTTCTTCGTTTTTATCATAAAAGATATATAAATTAAAAGTTAAGCACTAAATGCACGTGCTATGGTACTTATTTAAAACAATATACAATATATTCCTTTATTCTTTCCTAACCTTAGATGCAGACAACAACGTAGTATCTACATCAGTATCAACCCCACTCCGAGAGAGGAGTAAATTTGTCATAAAGGAAGAACCTAGTATATGAACAACACGTCTTACCATCCAAAAACCAGAATTTTCATAAACGAAAATTTTTCCCCTATTAATCGCATCTGCAAATACAACAAACACAATGTCGCCTGGGGCAATATTCTCAATCCCCCATGTTGATATCCATAAATGAATTGAATCAGTAATTGAATCATAGAAACTTTGGCCCATCCTGCCCGAAAAATCACTAGTAAAATCATTGTTTCTTCCTACAAAACTACTTGACATACTTGTATCGTCATCTTTATCTACTAGATAGTATTCAGATAAGGAAGGACAATTTTCTAAAGTAATATTAGTAGGGGAAACATATGCCCCTGTATTATAATCAAAATACTTGTAATCAGCAACTCTAGAATTGAAAAAAGAGCGAAATTGAGAATTATCAAAAATCCTAAAATCTGATACTGGAAGAAATTCTTCAAAAGGTTTTGCTCCAATAATAAATTTGTAGGTAACGTTTGAAAAAAGTAACTCTTCTATACTTTTGAAAACTAAAATTCTTTCTCCTTTTACATTTTTTATAAAACAATAGTAACAAGTTTCGCCTGTTTTTCCTTCAATACGTTCTTTAAGATATCTTAACAAGAGCGCATTATTCCAATAAGGCTGTAAAACTGTTTTAGTAAAATTAAGAGATGCCCCAATTTGGGGTTCATCTAATTTTAATTCATCCAAAGCAATTGATTCCAAATTCGTTTTTAGATTTCCAGTCAACGCACGATTTTTACTCGGGGAGAACAGCCCAGAGGTTTCTAGAAGGCCCTCCACTTCATATGATCCATCCGAAAGAACCCTCCTTCTTTTTACACTAAAAACAAATATGTTTCGTTGATCAATATAATTTTGGCGACTAAATGTCAAAGTTATTTCATTAGACCCTTTATCATATGGAACAACATGACCTAGAAGTTGAGTATGATCCTTCACACGAAAAGTGAACGTAGGAACTATCCGGTCTATATCTTGAGATATTGTTAACTCCTCAATCATTTGAGGATAAACTTGGACATTTGTTCCGCCGATCTCAACATCCAATATGTAATTTCCAGAAACATCCATTACTAATCTTTCCTAACTTTATATTTTCTTTGAAAAGAATAAATATCAAGAACATTTGGAATCGTTAAAATTAATCCTGGAACCAATTCTGTAAAAGGATTATGAATTCCGTTCACAAGTAAAATAATCCACCAAAAATCGACAACGCCATAACAACGAAAACTAATCAATGCAGGGTCTGGAATATCAGAATCATCCACACGATAATAACTTGGAGCTCTTGTTATTTCAAATTGAGAAAGATTATTATATAGAAAATCTAATTCCTCCACTCCTTCTGTAGTAAACTTTTTATAGAAAAGTGTTCTTTTCATTCTAGTACCTTTGATGAATTTTTATGAACAATCGATGAACTCTCAGAAGTAGGTTCATTAGGAACTGTCTTTTTATATGAAAACTTCAAACTTTCCTTTGTCGGCATTTCATAAGTCTCAAAAGTAACTGCTGCATGAGCAGAAATAGGATACCCTTCCTCAGTAAATTTAATATCATACTCGACGCCACTTTCACGAATAATAACATTCCAAAAAGTCAAAAACGTTCCGAATTCAATTATAATAAAATCGCCGCCTTTGGCACTTTTCTCAATATCCTCTCTGGATTTATCTGCATAGTTTACTTGTCCGCCAATTAAATTATCCCACGTAAAGGGTGTGGGACCTGGAGGCTGTAATGCAGGAAAGCTTGCTATTGTATTTGCAACAATTTTAGGATCAAGAGACCTCGCATTTTCTATTATTCCTTTATGATCTCTATCTGTAGTAGGGTCAGAAGGAGCAGCCATTGTTTGAAGAATTCTACAAGGTTCCACAACTTCCCTATATGGATCTTGAACAGCTTCAAATTTTAATTTAAGACTAATAACCATCGGAGAAGTCCCTGTCCATATTCTTCTTGAAGTGGCACTGGTAATAGGCGTCCTTGCTTCTCCTCTTAGAATTTGAGTTAAGAATTGAACTGGAGCTTGGGCTGTTCGAAGAAGGGAAGTCGGAACAAGTGGTTCCCATTGGGATTCTACATTCATAGAAATAGCTTCTTGCATTGGGGCAATTACAACAGTTCTAAGTCTATAACTAGATATTCGAACAAGATATTCTTTAGGAATTTCGTCCCCATCACTATTAATATACCCATATTCATCAAAACTATACTTCCTCCGATCCGGTTTTCTAATCCTTTTCTTAGGATAAGTACTCACGACGGATCTTGTCTGCCCCGGATTTAATTTAGTATTTTTTACCGTTCTATTTATTTGAGGTATCAACATTTTAGTAATATTACTCCCTTATATAGTAATTTTAATCTTCTAATCCTAGTAGAGCTCCTGCAGCATTATTAATCAGCGCATCACTTGAATCCCAAGGATTTCCCAAACCTGGTTCTTTAAATGGCCCAGGTCGAGTCGTTTTTTCCATATTTTTAGATAAGCCGAGAACTGTCTCATTTAATTTAGTAATAGATTGTTGAAGTTCTTTTACTACACTTGATTCAACTTTAGCACCAGGCGATTTAATAACTGTACGCCCGGGGATTTTTCTCTTCTCTATAGGAGGAGGTACTAACTTAGGTTCTTCATAGAACAATCCAGCAATGGGAGAAATAATTCTTTCCCCCCATGTTAGAGATTCCTCCATTTGCTTCCTAGCCCGTTCTGCTTCCACAGACCTAATCATTCTGCCTTATCTCCTCTAAGACCTTTTTGATATTTCTCTTCTAAAGCAGTCTGAAGTTGTTCTTTATATTTAGCTTGTAGTTTTTTCTGTTTCTCTATTTCAGCTTCTACTGCTTGTTTAACTCTTTGATACTCCCCAAACTTTCCAAACAATTCTTTAAGCCTATTTGCAGCAAAAGCTATAGCTCCTACCAACAATGCAAATTTTCCTGCATTTCCCAAAAGTGGGATCATTGCTTTCCCTAAACTAAGAAATTTTAACTTTAACGCTGCCAATACCGCGGTTAATCCTGTTGCTCCTAATAATCCAGCTAATCCTCCTTTTTTAACTCCTTTTATTCTTTTAAGAAGTTCTTTTGTCCACTTTGCTTTATATGCACCCCGATTAAAAAAGTCCACTAGAACACTTACCCAAGCTCGTTTTTCAACTCTTCGCCCCGTAGAACCTAACGGAGGCCCAACACGTTGAAATGTAGAACCTAACGGCGGGGCTACTCGTCGAACCATGGAACTTAATGGCGGGCCTACTTGTCTAGCTCGATATATTCTCCTTATCTCTTCTGCAGGAAGGCCCCAAGACAGTGGAAGTAGTTTCTCAGTTAATTTTCTTTCTCTTCTTTGAGTTAAACTTCGTCCAACAAGTCCCAAAAGTTCTTTTGCCGGTACACCTAAAATACTCGCTATAGGGTAAAACGGTTCTTTTGCCGGTACACCTAAAATACTCGCTATAGGGTAAAACGGCCCTAAAAAGCCTGCAGCTAATCCTTTTCCCATTTCTGCAGTCAAAGCAGCAGTTCTCGGCATTCCTCTTCTCAAAAACGGGACAACGCCTTTGCGTTTTTTTCTAACTTCTTCCCGAGCACCTTTTCGTATTATTTCCTTGGTAATATTCAACGCTTCTGGAGTTATCCCAGTAGTTTTTTGAATAGATTCCAATCTATTCTTTAACGCTTTAACCTCCAACGACTTCTCAACTATTATATCTCTTCTAGCATTTAACTGTTCTACATTCTCGATAATCTCATTAACTTTTTCCTTATCTATAACCCCCATACCAATTATATGTTCAAGAAGAACAATAGTTTGAGAAATCAATGTTATAGATTCCGAAGCCAACTTTTTATATGGTCCTTTTGTATATGCTTTATTTAAATTATTAAAAAATTGTATATAATCCCGAGATAGTTTCATTTTCAAGGCCCGGAAAAATTTCATATCAGAAATGTCGGCGCCAAATCCCTGTCTCAAGTATTTTCTCAAATATTTTTTAGTAAACTTCCTAGTAAACATTTTTACCTTTCTTTTTCTTCCTCTATCTCAGAACGTCGTTGCTCAAAAAGTCTTTCATAGTACCAATTTAACATTCTAACATCGGTTTTTCGCTGAACTGAAATATCTAGATGCAAGAAATATTGGAGGTTAAATTCCCTTTCAAGAAAAAATTCCAAACTCGGCAACATTCGGAAAAAAGAAGTCAAGTTGAAAGGGTATATCTAATTCATCCTCCTCTCCACAATCTTCTTTTGGACAAGTAAAAGTAGTTTTCAAAACTGGTCCGTGATCATATTTTTCTTGAAAGTTCATTATTGTCATAAAATCCTTTGCTTTCATAGAACTAAGTTTATTCATCAAAGCTACTATATCCATTTCCGAAACAATCGTTCTTGCATATCTAAAAAGTAAAGCATCCTGTTTATTTTTCTTAGAAAAATCCTCGGTTTTAATTTCATCCTCCACAGTCAGAAGTCTAAGATTTAACTTTTCTCCCGAAACTGGGAGAGTTATCAACTGCGGCTGTGTATAATCATCTGGGAGTTCTTTTGTTTCAAGTTTCGACAAATCGACATTAATTTCAATCTCAGAAAAGCAATGTGAACAGACAGATTTAATTTTCATTGTCTTACTATAGGAATTAATATATTCCCACAAAATCAAATACATTCTGTCTCCAATAGTCAGTTGTGAAGGGTCTATTCCGCGAATTATAGATTTGAGAACTTGGAAGTAGTATCGTTCTAGATTAAGAGGATTGATTTGAGCCAAATAAATTTCGTCACTGCCTTGATACGTTCTTGCAGAAACTTCTAAGGGGTTCACAGGACTTCCGTCCTTATTTTTGTACGTCAAACACTTTGATGGTAAAGTTATAGGAATATAATCGTTCACTTCTTCTCCTTTCTAAAATTCTTAATGATAAATCTAAAAATATAGTTTACAACGGTATTCCTCCAGGTAAATTCGAAAGTTTACCTATTGTTTTTTCTCCTCCTGGAATTAAACCTCCAACAAAATTAGTTACTCCTTTTCTTATGTCACCTATTAAACTTGTAAGTTCAAGTTTATCCACACTTAATACTATTTCAGCTACCAAAACTCCCTCTTCTGTATAAGAAGGATGAATAATTGGATGACTTTTTGGGAAGCAGCCCTTTAGTTCAAATCTGAAGGTTTCTATCTTAGTTTGATCATAAAACATTATGAAAATACTTCTCTTGTAATGGTTTTTAGGATAATAGAACCCTCTACGATCGACTACGTGCTCATACCAGGAATAAAAATAATCAGATACAGAATTATCTATAGGGACAATAAACAACATTTTGACAGTATCAATAGTTTGTATCCCTGCATAGAATCTTTGAAATGCTCCATGCTTTAACTCAGACAATTCAGAAATACTATAATCGCCAAATGTTATATCTTGACAATACTGAGAAACTAAGTAGCCTATAGTACCGCCAAAATTCCATGGCATAAGAAGTCCCCAATTATACGCTCGCTGAGGATGCCAAGTTTTTGTGATAATACTTGACCCTAAACTCGCAAGGTCAAATCCGAAAGTAGCCATTAGTTATTTCCTTCAAAAAATCGTTTTAAAACTAGATTTACATAATTTAAATTCTATTGCACTATTCAGAAACCCAATAATCATAAGACCAAGTAGTACTATACATTATCATCGCTTCAGTATCATAAGCTAAAGGCACATCATCTACTGCTTTTGGATAACATCCAACTAATTTTATTTTTCTAGTTACCGTTTCTTGAGAATCAAGAAGCCGTAAGTAAATATCTGCCTTAATTAGAGAATCAAGACTTCCAATACCGGTTCTTGCATTTTGAATAGTCTGTTTCCAACTATATATTGCGTTAAAAACTTCTTGGTCAATTCCCTCAACAAAAACGGCTGTCCAATCATGGGACATGGTTAACTTGCCTGGGAATCTTATTCCCGGTCCACCCTTATATGGAACTAAAATATCGCCAAAGCTTCTTCCCGGAATAATCGTACTTTGAGCACGAACTTCCAAGTGATCCCTATTCCCTTCTCCAATCAATTTTGGGAAGATTACATCCCACCAGTATACTCTTGCAGGATTTTCTTTAAATTGTCCGCAGACATACTCATTTTATATTCTCCTTATTTTTTAATTATCCTAAAAGAAATCCACGTGCTGTAAGTTCCTCAAAACTCGCACCTGTTGCCACAATAGTGGTTCTAAGTCGTATATATTCTGCAGCCCTAGATGGTTTAACAAAAACGTCCACCCTCATTTCTCCTTGATCTATTACAGAAGGAGTATTGTTTGTAGCATCACACACAACATGATACCCTTCGTCACCAGCTTCAGTTTGAAATGCACCTTGTGCCGACAGACCGCCCAAATATTCTTTTAGTAATGCTTCTACTCTAAATCGAGTAAGATCATTATTTGGTTCTTGTACAAACGTTCTTAATGATATT